CCGTGGTGCATCGGCACAGTGGATGTATCGGGGGGTGAGGCATGTCCATAATCAGCGGCGGATGCTCATAAAAGTATTCTATTCCGTCAAACATCGCGCACACTTCACACGTCCGCTCGTCCAAGGTGGCCATAAACTGCAGACCCTGGATTACGTTTTTGCTGCTGTCATAGAACGAAAACCTCATTTCGTCACTCACGCGCATAATCTCCGTACGAGCGATCGTACTGGCGCGCCTCCCGGTCGTATTCGTCACCCCACGCAACCGACGCGAGGCCCGCGCCATATCCTCGCCTTCGCGCAGCGACGTAGCGATGGATGACGATATGGCACGACGCTCGATCTCCCCCAAATCATCAAACCGGTCAAGTATCGACTTGCCGTCCCACAGTGCCGGAGCCATGATAGCTTTGACCACTTCCGCTTCTCCCGGAGCCCTAAACACGTGCGCCTTACGTGCGAAATCTCTCCAATCAACATGCGTCTCGCTCAGGGGAAACGTACGCTCTTCCTCGGCCTCGGTTATTTCCATTTTAGGAAACTCGCGGGTGGCGTACTCCATCACTTGGTAATCGACGGGAGCCTGTTCCATAAGCCATTCACGCAGCCTGTTGTATTCAATCGTTATAGCCTGCCCGCGTATGTTCACGAGATCAAGTACCAAGCGCTCCTTCGCCCCGGCGTCTATCATCACCGGGGGCTCGGCCCCGTCCGGAATAGGGTATCCCCATCTCATCTTCTTATTTATATCGTCGTGGACCGCAGCCAGTCTTCCCATCGCCGACTTGGCGATTTTTTGAGACTGCCACACCAGCGCGAGCGTGTAGGCTACGATGTCGTCGGCGCAGTCTTGTTGGATTCTGGCAAGGCCCTTGGAGTCGATGACCATCACGCCTCCTCCTCAGGTTCCTCCTCTTCATCGGCATCGGGGGGCTTGCCGCCTGCTTGAATGCTGTATTCATCGGCGGCCATGCGCCTCATCTCCTCCGGGTAATTCAACCCCTCGCGCGCCGCCCACGTCTCGCGAGACATGACGCCGTGCTGGCTGAGAATTTGACCGGCTCTCGCGTCGTCAAAGGGCTTGCGGGCGATCATTGAGGGGCCTACAACTTGGAGCTTGTAGTTCCTGACCTGCTTCTTTACTTCATCCAGGCGCATACCGTGTTCGATCACTCTCCACCATATCTCATGGAATTCTTCACCGAAAACTTGCTGCCAGTCTTGGAACTCGCGGACCCCGTTACTCTCGGACACCATCGTGCTGGCGTAATTGGCTTGACTGGTGTCGCCCGTGACCATATACTCCGGGGGACCAGCACCCACGCTCACCGACAGCAAGATGGCGCGACCGTCCACGGCCACGTCTCTCGCGTCTACGTTCGGCGACTTAAACTCCAGCGTCATCCCAGCCGGTACATCGACTATCGATCCCGGATGAATCATCTTACTTCGATAACTGTCCCCGGTCTTGGAGTCGGTCTTGGTCTCCGTCTTTTGGGATTCGGCGAAGGCGAGGAGCTGATCGGGCGACGCGGCCTCCCACGACCGGACCATGGCTATAGCCGTCCTGATCTTATTCAGCACGAGCCTGTCCTGCAGCCACGTATCGTACTGGCGCAACCTGCGCCTGATGCACCAAAGCTGCGAGATTCCACGCATCACGTCCGAATCCACGTTAATCTTTATATGCTGCATTTCCGCCGCCGTCAACAGCTTGGCATCGCTTTCATTGTAACCGCTCTTGACGTAATACCCCAAAACCGTTTCAGCGTCATCGCTCTGGGTAAAGATGCCGTCGGACACGTCCACCTTCTCAGGCGGCGCGCCGATGAGGTTGGGATCGACGAAGCGCACGTCCGTACCCCGGTCGTTATCAAAGAAGCGAATAAAGCACTCACCGTCGCGAAAGGTTCTATGGATAATCTCGCGCTCGCGCCTCACCCACTTGTTTTTCCTACAGAAGTCATACCAGTAGTCGTCGGCGCTGGCCTTGATGACTGCGTCCTCGCACAACAGCTTGAATTGGAACCCCTGGCCGCGTATGAACTTAACCAGGGACCTCAGTACGCCACGAGCGTGCGGGTTCGTTAAGGCGAGAGTCCTCGCCTCCTTACGCATAGTCTCGTGGGTCGATCCCGTAAGCGCCCGGCCCGCCGAGCCCTTGGTATATATGGGGCTCCACTCTGCCTCATCCGGGTCTGGATCGGCGTAATTGGACTGGATGCTCTCGCCTAGGTTGGCCGACTCGAAAAGAGCCTTGGCCGCAGTAAGGCGCGCTATATGCATTTCTTCTTCCAGGCGCGTTATTTCCTTACGTCTCTTCCGTCCCTCAAACATGGTTCTCTCCCTCCTGTATTGATAACGCCATCAATTGTAGTGACGGCCACGCGAACTCTAATGAAGCCCGAATAAAGATGCCATGCCCGCCTGGGCGGCTCAGCACGTTCTCCATCGGCCTATACAATACCTCCCGATCGATTACGGCGGTCGTGAACCCGTGCGGCCTCTCCCCGTGACTTACGTGCCTCGCGACCATGAGGCCCTTTAAGAAGACTTCGGGGAGCAGGACTGCGGACCCGGCGTTGAGCCAGACGCCTCCATCGTGCATCGCATCTACCCATCCGGGTACTTGTAATAGCGTAATGTACGCCGCATCGGCGATCAACGCCGGGTCGAACCCCTTATGCCAGTGCACGGTATCGGCTCCGAGAGCGACCACCACGGCCACGGGGACCCTGGATTCAACACACGCCGCAAGAATAGAATCTTCGCCGTCGCATTCCCTTATAAGATGGCCAGCGGTCTCGCCCAACCCTCGATGCTCGTGGGATTCCTTGGCCGCCATCATCACGTACTCCGCCGTCTCACCACACGTACCGTACGTGCCGTCCTTTAAACCCTCATCCACATCTTGACTTGTCGCGCCGAGAACGGATAATTCGTAATCGTGGATGAGCACCGAACTCGTGACCAGGAGCCTGTCAAATATCCGTTTCCTGATCAGCGATATAATGATCGGGCTGAGCCCTAACTTAATGGCGTGCGCGCCCATGGCCAGCACCCTAGGCTTCGAGGCGCGCCGGGCCTGTATGAGAGCACTAGCCAGTTCCAGGATGGACCCCATACACGGGGCCGATTTCTCGGCGGCGTTGACCTTAAAATTCAATTCCGAATGACTAATTGGGTCCATGAGCATCATGTTTCAGCCCCCACAACCTCAGCCGCCATTGGGCGGGGAAGAACGTCCAACCTCCGAAGCCTGTCCGCTATCTTACTGACCGACTCCGCGTCCGCGACCTCCTCCTGTATCACAACCGTCACCTGCTTGATCATGGCCTGCACCTGCGTGATGTCCAGCGTCAGTTTGAGACCTTCCTCAATCTGCACCAGCGCCGTCACCGTCTTCCTGATGGTATCAACCAACCCCACGATCCCGGAATCATCCTCGTTCTCCAACTGTCTATTTAACATGGCGCGCAGGATGCCCACTTCCTCCCTAAGGCTCTTTATACCCGGCTCGGCGGCGAACTCCTCGGCCTTCTCAGCCAACGTGCCTTGCTTGTACCTCGAATACATCCCGTGCTTGATGGGGTTCAGACCCCCGTGAAACTTACATTTATCCTTACTGGGAATGGACCAATAGCGGCACTGGAGACCCTTCCTCTCACGTTTATTTTTCTTGTAGGCGGTGCAGCGTTGAAATCCCTTAGGTGAAAACTCGTGCCAGCGATACCCGCATCCGAGCGCCCGTCTATTGTAATACGCCCGAATGACCCCCTCATCGGTCATCGGCGGACCAAGCTCCTCGACTATACCGCGCTGTTTCTTTTTCGACAGCTCATCGAAGGGTACGAGGTGTATCATATCCTTAGTCTTCGTCACGGGACCATCCCTCCCGTCAACGTCCTGAGGAAGTTATCACCGAACGGAACGTCATCCGGTCCCATGGGGCGAAAGATGCCGAACGGTCGGACCACGCGCGCCATCTCGCAATAATTATCCGCGTGGGCGTAATGGTCCGGGCCGGTCTTTACGTACACGGCTTCCGGCTCCCTTTTCCCGGTCTCTCGAATGACGCGCGTGACCGCGCGTATCCCCATTTTATACTCCGTAGGTACATCATACGGGAGCACGACCGAGCCCTCAATAAACCTGCTCTGCGCCATGGCCAGGGACTCCGTGCGGTGTAAGTCAATGGTAGCTTGCTCGTCGTTTTTCTTAATCAACTGCTTGATGGGCAAGTAGAAGGCCAGCCATACTATCTTCGAAGTCTGATTCATGGTCATCTGGAACCGGCGAGCCTCGCGGGTCTCCGGGCGAGCGTCCACCACGCAGCAATAGACATTATGCGCCCTCATTATCGGAACCAGTTCCCGGAACTCGATCACCTTTCCCACTTGAAGGACCCGCTTCACCTTACCTTTCCATTCCGCGATCTCGAAGTGAATGAGCTTACCGACGTCTACCCCCATACAAGCCCCGGCTGAGGTGTATTGCATAGCGTAGTTAGAGATGCACCTCTCTATCTGGTCCGGCTGGACGCGACTCCCGGCTGGTGAATGCTCCATTCCCAATTTAGAGTTATAGAACTCCTGCTCGGCCAGCTGATCGTGCTGCGCGTCCCTCCACTTCTCCGCGATCTCGAACGCCTCTAAGGTGGGGCTGTATAGCTGGTTGATGTGGAACCCGGCAACGTCGGAGGCTTCGGTGGCCCGCCACTCTCCGCGACACATGGCCTTAATCTTCTTGGCGCGGGGCATGGGCGTCTTGCAGAGGGGGCAGATGATCTCAGCCGTCTTGGGTAACTCAGGCTCTTCGACGTAGAAGGCTTCCGGCCATTCGAGTTTTATAGGTTTATGGCAGTACGGGCAGGGGAACCAATACTGACGTTGATCGGAGCGCCCCCACTCCTTCGCTATACCGTATTCCTCGATGGTGGGAGTCGAGAGCCTTATCATCACGCCGCCCACGTGACCGGATAACCGCTCCTCCGCGAGGTGTAGGTTTTCCGCCATCATCTCGTCGTACTCGTCAAGGATGACGAGCGCCACCGGTATCGTCTTGAGCCCGGAACGCGAGTTGGACCCGCGCACGAACAGATTAAGTGACCCGGCGCGCTTATGGCCGACGTTCGACACGTTCGTGAACATCTCCGAGAGGTGGGGAGACGATTCAAGGGCGGGGTCGAATCGCGCCCTCGTGAAGTCGGAAGCGTCCGGGTCCTTCGTCGGGAGGACGTACAGCACGTCCTTCCCCTTTACGTCGAGCGTATGAAACGTCACATTCAGCATCGCCTCGGTAATGCCCATCTGCGCGCCCTTCTTGATGACGATGCGCCGGGCCGGACAATCGTGGATTTCCCGAAGATAGGGATAACGGGAGAAGGACCATGGAGCCCCGCCAATGCGCCTGTGCTGGCGCGTCCACTCCGAACAGGATATTACATCCTTGTTCTCAAGCGACGCGGCCAGCTCGTCAAAGAAGGACCCGGTGCCGCTGCTCATCTCAGGGGCCGTCCGCGCCGGGCCACGCCGTCGTACCTTGTTCACTTATGACGCCGCAACCGGCTATGGCCTCAACTATCCGGTCCTCGTTCGTTTCCGGCTCGGCTATTACCACGGTCTTCCGGATGGCCACCTTGATTCCCGACGCCCTCATCTGTTCGCCTAGCCTAGTGGCCTCGGCTGGCGTACCGCATTCGAAGCTCTGAGCGTCCTCTACCGGGGCGGCAACTTCCGCCTCTTCAACCGCCTCCGGCTCCGGTGCTGGCTCCTTCTTCACCTTCTTCTTTCTCGCCATCATTTATCTCCTTCTCGGATTCCTTGTTCATAACGGCGGCCATCTCGACCCTCAGCCAACGCAAATACCGCATCGTCGCAAGCTGGAGCCCCAACAAGTATTCTTCTTCCTTCTCCTCACCGGAACGGTAACGTTGCGCAAGTTCGCGCGTCCGCCAGTGAAGACGCCGCAGGTCGTCTACCGTGAACTGTCGGGCGACGATTTCCCGGCCTTCAAAATCCTTTCCTATATCCTCTTCTTGGCCCAACATTGGGCCGACCTCGAAACTTACCTGACACGAGGTCTGACAGCCCCTGGAGGCGTCCTCTTGTAGCTCTTCCTCGTAGGTCAGTTGCTTGTCCAGCGCCGTCCTCAATACGGGTATGGCCCGAAGCTCGTCTAAGGTGAATCGCCTCGGTGCGGCCCTCCGCTCCTGCTTATCCATCGTCCTTATCCTCCTCCTCGTTTGCCTCCTCACTTACGTGCAGGGGTATGGGTCTCGCCCTGTTGCGCACCTCTTTAAACCTCCTTCTACACGCCGGGCAGATGCGCTCTCCCGGCCAAGACGATGTGAATTCGTTCTTACAGGGATCACCGGACGGAAGGATTGATATGCACGCACGGGACCCGGCTTGCGGTCCGGGCTTGACCTTCGCGTGCGGCTCAGCCCTAACCTTACCGGTCCTTTGATTTCCATGCCGTACCTTCATCCGGCGTTCTCCCTCGCGCGTACGTGCGCGCGGCGGTAACGGGTCCCCGGTCCCCGATCCCGATCCTTCCCGATCCCGATCCCTTTTCGACGGTCCCCGAAGGGGACCGGCATCCCCCACTTTCATCCTCTTATACCGTCCCTCGACCATTCACCCAAGTGTCTCACCCGGCATATGGTGGGCCAAACGAAATCCGGACAAATGCGAGCGCGTAGAGAGAAAGAGGACCCCCCCGGCCCCCGCCCGTTTTCTCCTTTCGGGGGAGGACCCACAACCGATTGTGGATACGCACTATCCCAACTACAACCGATTGTGGTTGAGACCGCTAAACCCGTTTTCCGATACCCGGAAGCCCGCTTCTGATTAATCGGAGCCCGTACCGGATACCGGGAGCCAGAATCTGGATGGCAAGCCACAGGGAGACCGCCCTTCCTGCCCACCTCCTCCCGTACGGGCTCCCCGTTTCCGGGCTCCTGCTTGTCGGTTGTCCTTTGCTAGTTGGCTCCTCTGCGTTAGGTATCGGGGATGGGACCCGGAAGGACCGAAGGTCCGGGGAACCAGGAGCCGGATGTGTGGAGCCCGCTCCCGCTCCCCGGACCCGGAGCCCGGTGGGGTTCCCATGGAAGAAGGATCGACCAGGAGGAGCCAAAGACCGAAGCGCAGAGCGACCGAAGCGGGAAACGAAGCTTGACACCGGGTCCCTCCTGTGTTTTAATGGGAGGTGAAGGAGCAAGCCCGATGACACAAAGAGACAGCCAACCCGGAGCCGGAAGCGAGAGCACGAGCGAGCGCTCGTCGCGTGGACGGCTCATCGATGAAAGAGGAGGAGCGCGTATGACCGAAGAGGAGCGCGACGCGGAGCAGCGCGAAGAGCCCCGCACGAAAGAGGAGGAGCGCGAGCGGATGACTCGCGTGGGAAAAGACGAAAGGACCGGAAGCGATGAGGATGAGCCAAGCACTACGACGGTTAGAGACGATCGATCAGAAGCTCTACGACGTGCTAGAGCCCGTGGTAGCGATGGAGTCGCCGCTGAACATCAAGGACGCAAGAGCGCTGGCAGCAGCACGAGCGCTCGTACGCAAGGTGCTACAAACTTACGGGAAAGGAGAGCGAGCATGATGAAGCAGCATCAGACGAGTTACGCGGAGCTGGCACACTTTATGGGGAAAAGGAACAACAAGCCCTACAACGTGCCTAGCATCAAAGCAACCACGGTCCACCGGGTTTGTTGCGACGAGCACGGCAGATGGATCAAACCAGGAGAGCCGCGACCGGTGGCGATCCAGTATCACACGACGGACGTGGTAACCTTCTACCCCGATGGAAGCGTGAAGCTCGACGACGGAGCGTGGATGACCGCGACGACCAAAGCCCGGATGAACGCGTGGCAGAGCAGAGCGAGCGTCTACCAGCACGACTTTACGTGGTACGTAGAGATCGAAGGACAGAAGCAGGAGTCGGCGCTGCTCTTCTTCGCTGGCATGATCATCACGGCAGACGGTAGCATCGTCACAGGTGAGAGGAAACAAAGATGACGAAGCAAGAGAAGCGAGAGCTTGAAGCAGACGCGCGCGCATGGCGAGCAGCGATGGAGAAGGAGCTCGACGAAGAGGAGCGCGAGCTTAAGGACGAGCACGGATCGATCAAGACGCTAGCGGACCTTATCCGCTACTACGAGCGTGGAGCGAAGCACAAGCACAAGCGCGCGACCTTCGGTCCTAACAAAGAGCAGGAGAGCGCTGCCGTCCTTTTTGAGCGTATGATAGACGAGCTTCGATCGGTGATGCCGGACTACGAGACGACGAAAGAAGCCCTACGACAAGCGATGGACCGAAGCGACGGCAACGAAGAAGGAGCACGGCAAGCGTGCGCGCTCGCGAAGCGTCATCAGGAAGCAGCAACGGCAAAGGAGCGCGAGCTTGTCGAGCTCCGATGCGCGCTAGCTGGCGTTTGGCGAGCAGCGCTGGACGCTCGCGTGGACACAGCGATCGACAGCGATAAAGCCCTATACGAGTTACAAGAGCGCGTCGAGCTCCTCTTCCCCGCATTCGGCGACGACAGGCACTGCGTGATGGAAGCGCTCGACGAGCTCGACACGATCGACGCAGACGACGAGCCCGGACGCGCTGCAGCGCAGGAAGCGAAGGTGAAAGCTGCGATGATCGCATCGCTTATGGAGGATGACGATCAGAAGCGCGCGCTTCCTTGCTTCGGACCGGAGCGCTACGTGGAAGCGATCGGGAGCCACGGAGCACCGCTCTTCTCAGACGCAAGCCCGACGTATAAAACGAAGGAAGACGCGCTGCACGATCAAGCGGAGGAGCACGGCAAAGACGCCGCACGCGAGCTAGCTGCTGCTATCAGGCAAGGAGCACAAGCGCCGCTCCACCTTTGTCACGGATGCGTCCCTTGGCTCAAGGACGTTAACCGGAAGCTCTACGACGAGAGCGCTGAGCTTGGCATCGACGGTGAAGTGTGGGAAACGTTCGAGCAGGCTTTCGACGCTGAGATAGAAGAGCTTGGACACGAAGGCTGGCACATCCACGGTGACTGCGGTGACGGAAGCCAAGGCTGGCTGTGCGACGGTACGTGCGAGCAATGCAAAGAAGAGAAGGAGGAAGGAAGCGACCTAGAGACAGGCGACTAGACGAGAGCGAAAGAGGAGCGCGCGCGTGGCGCTCCTCTCCGGAGCGTGGACGCGCTCTGCTGATGAGCTTCCAGAAGTAAGCTTAGAGGAGGTGCTGGGGATGACAGCACAAGAAGGACGGGCGCTGCGGAAGGCTAACGGCAAAGCCATCAAAGCAGCGGAAACGCGAGCAGCGCTAGAAGCGCTCCGCGTCGAGAAGGAAGACGCCGAACAGAGAGCGCGCGAAGCTAACGAACGCGCGCTCGATTGGGCAGCGCAGGCAGCGCGCGCTGCGGTATCCGGAGAAGAAGAGCGCGTAAAGAAGGAGGAGCAGCAAGCGCGCGCGGACGAAGCCGAAAAGCACGCGTCCGCCTTTGAAGCCGAGTACGCCGCTGCGCGCGGACGAGAGGATCAGCGTGAGCGCGAGCGCGACGAGACGGAGACGAAGCTAGGCGCAGAAAAAGCGGAGCTAGCGCGCGTGCACCGGTCACATGAGGAGTACGTGACCGAATCCGATGCCGACAACGAGCGCGACCACAAGCGCATCACGGAGCTTGAGAGCCAGTACCAGACAGCGCTACGCGAAGCGGCGACGGCAGAGGAAGCGCGCAAAGACGCCGAGGAGGAGACAGAGCGCGTGCGTGATAGAGACAACACCGACGACGAGCAAGACCACGCGCGCATAGACGCGCTCGAAGCGGAGCAGCTTTCCGGTGGCAGGACGATCAACGCGTACTCGCTCAAGGTGGCAGAGCTCGAACAGAAGCTGCTCCACGCGGAAAACGCCACGCTTAGCGCTAGGGCTCAGTTCGAGCAAGAAGCACAAGCGCACGGAGTCACGCTCAACGAAGCGTACGAGAAAGCAGCGAGCGACTACAGAGACGAGTGCGAAGCAGCGCGCGTCACGTGCAACGAGCTAGCGCAGAAGATAAAGGAGCTCGAAGCGAAGAGCGCTGAACTCGAACGCGAGCGCGTCACATGGGAGCAGCGCGCGCAGAAGCTCGAAGAGCTCCTAGGTGCGGAGGAGCAGCGCTCCAAAGAGAGCAGCGCTCACTGGCAGAACCAAAGCACGCATCAAGCGAAGCGAGCAGCGCTCGCCGAAGCGAAGGTACGAGCGCTCGAAGTAGACCGTCGGACGCTTAACACGCTGCTGGAAGACTGCAGCGTCTACGAGAAGTACGAGCGTCTTGTGGCCGAAGAGCGAGAAGGAAAGCCCGAAGCTCGCGGGATCGAGCGCTTGCAGCGCGTCGCTTTTCTCAGACAGCGACTCCACGATCTAGCGCAGCGCGTCCAGCTAGAGCGCTACGAGCGCAGAGCAACAGAGCGCGCGCTGGAAGCGAGCGACGGAGCGCTGGCAGAAACGAAGAGCGACATGGATCGACTGCTGCGTGAGCTACGTGACAGAGCGCTCGACGCGCTGGAGTACGTCGAAGCGATCAACAGCTAACAAGCAGAAACCAGAGCGCGCGTGCGAGAGGAGCGCGCGCTCCGGTCCGCGAGTGAAGCTCGCGCTGATGACGCTAAAAGAGGAGAAGCGATGACCAGAGAAACAAGACGAGCGCTGATGCTAGTGACGCTCCGGCTGCTTGAAGCGAAGCGCGAGCGACAGCGCAAAGGAGCAGAGAAGAAAGAGCGCGAGCGCTCGAAGAGCAGGTGACCGATTACGCTTGTAATCGGCGCTCTCGCAGCTAGAGCGCTTCGTGCAGCGAAGAAAGGCTGAGCTTAGGTCCGAGCTTGAAGCTCTTTTGAGGTCTTTTGGGACCTCCGGACCTCCGCTCGTTGAAGCGAGCAGGTAAGCTCGCGTGCTACGTCCACCGCTGGACGTGCTACGGGCTTGAGCGCTTCCGGTACGGTCCAGGAGCACGCAGGAGGAGTACGGGTGAAGCAGCACGACAGGCTAGAGCACGGATGTCAAGAAAGGCCTTTCCTTTGGCTTTCCTTGCACGTAAAGCGCTTTTGCGACCAGACATACTCGGATACCCTCTCGCGTGCGACGACGGGCAAAGAAGATGTACTCCTAAACGAAAGCAGCGCTCCAAGATGGGCTCCATCGCTCCGGGAAGAGCCAATCCGCGCTCCCGGTATCGGAAGAGCCCGTCGAAGAGCCCGTCTTCGATGGTTCCTGGAGCGCCACCAGAGCCCGTCTCAGCTCAAGCCCGGTGGAGCTTTAGTGGGGCTCCGGTGGGGATTTGGGGCTGGAGCACCTGAGCCCGTACGAGCGCTCATGGTCGCTCTAGGAGCCCGGAGCGCCACCGAACCACACCACAACCGATTGTGGTTATCTGAGAGAATATACGAGCGCCCGTGTGTCTTCACCTTCACTTTTAAATCAAATTCCGCTCCGGAGCGCCCGGTCATCCCTCTGCGCCTCGTGGGGAAGGACCCCACAACCGATTGTAGCAGAGTCGGGCCGCTCCGGAGCTTCCGTCACCCTTCACCTTCATTTTTGGTATTCGAATCGGCTCGGAATCGACTCAGAGTCGGTTCGGGCGCGCCCGGCGCGGACCACTCGGCACGTGCGGAATCCCATCGTTTCTCGT